TAAAGATGGTTTCGATAAGTGGGTCAAGCTACAATCCTACAACGACGAACTGCTGCAAGTGCGTGAGCACGGCGGTGCCAAGGAAGTGATGGATCTGGCTAAGAAAATACTCAAAGAAGTATTCGATCAAGACCCAGAAAAGTACATGGAAAAGCCCGAGGAAAGTTCTGGCAAGGGCAAAGGTGATGGGGGCGAGGGTGATGCAGCCGATGGCAGTGGGCCTCCTGTCTCTGATGACGTAGACCGCATCATTAATGTAGACAAGCTTATGTCTGCCATTGGTCACGAGCACAAGCCTAGCCGTACTGGTATCCATCTGGTGATGGGTAAGCATGAGCATGGGAGCTACACTATTCCTAGCTCTGACGATTACCTTATTCTAGGCTTTGACGATACTCTACCCCGTGCTGTAACTGAAGGTATGGCATCGCACCCGTACTTTAAGATGGCTAACAAGCTGCGGATCAAGCTGCAGACACGTAGCCGTAGCCGTTACGAGTATGGTAAGAAGCGTGGCAAGTTGCACAATGGTAGTCTCCATCGTGTACTGCAAGCCGATAGCCCCATTGCAGAGCGTGTGTTCCGCAACAAAGTTGTGAGTGACACTCTTGACACTGCAGTGTGTTTGCTGGTAGATTGCAGCGGTAGCATGTCTGGTGATAAGTTCGAGATGGCTTGTGCTGGTGCTGGCTCAATGGCTGAGGCACTCAAGCCGCTCAACATCCCGTACAGTGTCTATGGCTTTACAAACCTACACACAAACGACGATCCTATGGTGTGGCTGTTCAGTGAGTTCGGTGAGCGTGTTAACCAGACTACTCTGGTCAATAGGTTCCGTACTGCAGCGGGTGCATTGTGGGAAAACACTGATGGTGATGCCATTGCCTACGCAACCTATCGTCTGCAGCAGCGTAAGGAACATCGTAAGGTGTTAGTTGTGCTGTCTGATGGTAGTCCTGCAGGACGATCCAAAGCTGGTAGCATTACTAGTTACACTAAGCAGACTGTAGAAAATGCAGAAGCACTAGGGATTGACGTATATGGCATTGGCATTCTTGATAGCAATGTTACTCATTTTTATAAAAAGAACGTAGTTGTACACAAGCTAGATAAACTGGCCCCGACAATTCTTTCAATCATCGACAGGAGTATTTGACATGACCGCAGACTTGAATGATCGCGTAGCCAAAGCCATTGCCCAACATCTGGGCAAGGTTCCCCCGGTTGACCCTGCAAAACCCGCTCCTGCAGTGGACAAAGCCCCTGCTACGCTGGCTGATGGGCAAGTGTGGTTTTCCAAGGTGTTCGGCTACAAGCCTAAGTTCGGTGACTTTGGTGTCACTGTTCTTGATACGCCCACTAACCCTGACGCAGCCCGTCTGATTCCTACCATTGACCCGGACTACGTAGTGCAGAAGGACGAGGCAGCGTTACTAGTAGCGGGACTTGAAGATAGCGACAAAACGCTAATCACTGGCCCTACTGGTAGCGGTAAATCCTCGCTCATCAAGTATGTCTGCGCTAAGCTTAATCGCCCGTTCATCCGCATCAACATGTCTGGTGACGTAGAGAGCGCCTCTCTGTTCGGTACTCTGGTTGTGCGTGGCGGTGCTACCATCTGGGAGGATGGTGCAGTTACTGAGGCAGCTAAGTATGGTGCAGTGTGCCTTGTTGACGAGTGGGAACTGATGCCAGCAGAGATTGCTATGGGTATGCAGAACTTGCTGGAGGATGGTGGCTATCTCTATCTCAAGGAGAAACCGGGTACTAGCGAAGATCGCACTGTCAATCCTCACAAGGATTTTCGTCTGGTGTTTGCTGGCAACACTGTGGGTCAGGGTGATACCACTGGTGCATTCTCTGGTGTCGGTATCCAGAACAGTGCTACCATTGACCGATTCACCAATACCATCAGGCTTGGCTATCTCACGCCTAAGCATGAAGAGAGCATCATTACTAGTAAGACCAACGTGTCTCCTGATGTTGCTAAGAACATGGTACGCCTTGCTGGTCTGGTGCGTAACTCCTACGACAGTGGTAAGATTGGCCTCACCATGTCGCCCCGTACCCTGATAAATTGGGGTCGCAAGATGACGCGCTATGATGCACACTATGCCCTGCAAGTTAGTTTCCTAGAGAAGCTGACTCCTGACGACAGCAAGAGTGTGTCGGAGTTGTACGTCAAAGTGTTCGGCTAATGTGTCACCAACACATCAGCGCGTTTGTGTATGACAAGAGGGGGCGCTTGCTCTCCTCTGGTCAGAACAGCTACGTGAAGACACACCCATTGCAAGCCCGTATTGCTGCGGAGGTAGGGGAACCCCACAAGGTTTTCCTGCATGCAGGCAAGCCGTTGCTGGCAAAGCCGTGCAAGGTCTGTCATCAAATTATTCGCATGACTAACATCAAGATTGTGGAGCACACATGAACACAAAAGAAATTCTAGAGCAACTTGCTACCCTACAGAAACAAGTGGAATCACTTGACAGTGGAGAAGTTATAGAGGAAGATGGGTTCGTAGAGCGCATTATGGTTAGCGGTGAAAACACCTACGTGCTAAAAGCAAACACGGGATACAATGCTAACGTAGATGTGTTGTGTAACCTAGAGGATACAGAGAACGGATACATTGCCTACTTCCCTAGTTACACATCTTGTGAGCAGGACAACTACATTTGTCTAACTTATAGTGAAGCAGATTACTTACGTAAATTACTCAACTTTATCTTCAAGAGGAACGCATGAGCAAACTCAAAACCCTGACGATCCCTGACCACCACAAAGTGCAGGCCAAGGCGGTGCTGAACGAAGCAATCGACGAGTTGCCAGACTCTGTAGTCGTGCTGTGCTTCTGGAAAGATCGGGGCCAGTTCAAGATCAAAACGTCGACAGTGCCTGACCGCCTCACCCTGATCGGTGCACTGGAAGAGGCGAAGAACAAAGTCATTACGGATGGGTACGCATCATGAGTATCGACGCAATGAAGCAGGCGCTTGAGGCGCTGGAATTTGCAAACGTCAATCATTGGTGGGGTTCTTCAAACATTGAAAAGGCCATCACCGCTCTACGTCTTGCCATTGAGCAGGCCGAGCGGCAGGAGCCGGTGGCATGGTGGAGAGAGGACGGGTCTATCTGCGTTGATGAAAGTCAAGCAAGCGCGCACGATATCCCGCTGTACACAGACAGGCGGCTGATCCCCAGAGACTACACTGCACCGCCCCAGCGCCAGCCGCTGACGCCCGATGCCGTGTTCAGAATTGCTGACCAGCATCCAGTCGAAGGCTTTGATCCCGACATCATGGCATTCGCCCGCGCCATCGAAGCCAAGCTCAGGCACAAGAACACAGTGCGTATGCGTAGAGCAACACGCGACGAGAAGATTGTTAATCCCGGTGTCTATTGGGTAGAGGATAAAGAATGACTACACACTACGGGCGACAAGCCCTTGAGATTCTTACTAGTAACTGTGACGGATGGGAGGATATTGACGAGGGTGACCAACTTAAGTTTAATCACTCTACATGCCATGCTGGTGAGGATACCAAGGAGCGCCTGTATGTGAAGAAGATTGACGGGGCTTTCCTGTTCCACTGCCACAACTGCGGAGATAGTGGATTCTATAGACCACGAGCGACATACACGCGCATCAAGGAAAGCACAGAGGTGCGTAACGAGCGTATGTCTCGCATGGATATGGTGAAAGCTGCAACGACAGAAGACTTTGAAGACTTCAAAATCGAAGGGCAATTGTGGCTTACACAATACGGGTTTGACGACGAAATGTGTCATGCCTACGGCATTGCTGAGTGCGACACTGGCTTAATGCTTCCCGTGTACGGGATAAACTTAGGCGGCGGCTGTGTAACAACTGGTTGCCAAGTTCGTAACTACGGAGGCAAAGGCCCAAAGTATGTTACCTACAGTGATTGCCATTACAGCTATCTACATGCAGATAAAGACTGCATTGTATTGACAGAGGACTTACTGAGCAGCTATAAGCTGCATTGGGCAGGGTGGCCTACGCTATGTCTGCTAGGTACGAAGCTTGCGTTAGGGGCACAACGCATAGTGACAGAGAAGTATAAACGTGCTATACTGTGGCTCGACGATGACGCTGCAGGGCATGACGCAGCGTTAAAACTACTGAGGGAACTGTCCCCTGTAGTCCCCGGCCTAACGGCAATCTTCAACAAACAGCCGAAAGAAATAGACATTGAGACACTACAGACTATGGAGCTTTAATGAGTTACGACATTGACCTATTGGTAGTTACTAGTAACAAGACTTCTTATGAAAGGTTCAAGGATCATGTAAAGAAACACAACGTATCATCCATTACGCTCGACCTATTCAACGTACTAGGTGACTATTGGGATAACTATCCAACACGCACAGATGTGGATGTGCCAGAGTTCAAGACGTTCTTCTACATTGTCAAAGGTAAGAAACTAAAAGATCCCGCCTCATACGAGGCAGCATTCAACAACTACGAGAAGGCACTGGCTAGTCCTCCTCCAATTACTAAAGACATTCTTGCCAAGCTTATTGAGACTGACTACGCTACGCAAGTGTACGATGTGTGCCTGAAGATTGGCACAGGCAAGGGTGGTGATCTGCTCTCCATTGAGGAGATGTTAAACAACTACAAGAAAGAGATTGGCTCTAGTGTAGAGAGAAGCGAAGTGTTCGTTAGTCCTAGCCTAGACTATCTGTCTGGTGTATAGCAACAAGGTAATGATGCGAGTGATCCAGTCATTCCATCAAGTTACTAGTAGCGAACTACTGAGCAAGCCTGATGAGTATGCTAATGCGTTCACAGTTAGTGGGGGCGATAGATTCCTAGTGCTAGACGACGACAGTGGCATTCGCAGTGCGAATAAAATTGCAACGTTGTTCAAAGAGTACAAGCCCGGTCTGATCATCTTTGACCAGCTAGACAAGGTGCACGGCTTTCCTAACGACAGGGAAGACCTACGTATCGGTAAGTTGTACGAGTGGGCGCGAGACATTGCAAAAGAATATTGTCCCGTCATTGCCATCAGTCAAGTAGATGGTACTGGTGAGGGTGAGAAGTGGATTCAGATGAATCAGCTACGTGGTAGCAAGACTGACAAGGTAGGTGAGGCAGATGCTATCATCACTATTGGCAAGAGTAATGAACCGGGTATGGACTTGCAGAGATATATTCACGTTCCGAAGAACAAGTTGTTCGGAGGATCAGAAACTCTTGAAGCACATAGACACGGATGTTTTGAAGTTGATATCGAACCTGCGAGGGCACGTTATGTCAGTAAGTGGCGAACAAGTAAGTAAAGTGCGTGAGGGAGACATTATCCTAGAGTCAGACGGATACATACGCCTGTATATGACCAATACTAGTGACGTTTGGTTTGAGTACACAGTGTCTCCCAACGGCGCTGCTTGGGTGCGTGACCCTAAAGCAAAGCCGTTTGTGCCAGAACACAATAAGTTTGTGATGAACCTTAAGGACTTGTTAATTAAACTACGGGAGGAGATGCGTGAACCTAGTAATTGACCTAGAGACTACGATGCGTTGCCCTGTTGGTAACAACAAGGCTAACCCCATGTGGCGTGGCAACAAAGTCATTGCATGGGGAGCTATGCATCTAGGAAGCAAGCTAGGTGAGTCCTATGGATATGCTTATGATGAGCGCGGTTTGAGTCTAGATAGTCTACGTAACATGTGCGACGGGCACTCACTAGTCATTGGGCACAACATCAAGTTTGACTTGTTGTATGTCTACCGCGATACTAATAACAAGATTCCTCGCGTATGGGATACTCAACTAGCTGCCTACATTCTCAGCGCACAGCAACATCAGTATGCAAGTCTTGACGATCTTACACTGGAGTATGTTGGCGAGGACGCACTGAAGGACGACAAGATCATATCCTGCCCCTGATGCTAACGCAGATGGATGCGCTACGTGCCACTACGGAGATGAATCGTAATGGCATGCGTGTAGATTGGGTGTACGTAACCTCGCAGCGCCTTGCCTATCAAAAGATTCTAGACGAGGCACGAGCAGAAGCTGAGGCACTTGCTCCCGGTGTTGACACTGCTAGCCCTAAACAATTGTCTCTTTACTTCTTTGGTGGTGAAGAGAAATACAAGGAGAAAGAACAAGATGGCTTTTATAAGAATGGTAAACCACGTTTTAAAACTGTGGAGAAGGTTCGTAAGGTTGAAGGTAAATACCCTCCGACGGGGGAGCTAGGCAAGAGCGGCTACTACAGCACTGACGACAGTGTTCTCAAGGAACTTGCTTTCAATCGTGCTGATAGTCTAGCAGATACGCTACTAGTAATTCGTGAGGCTAGCAAGATCAAGGAAACCTACTACGACGGACTGTATGATCTGCGTTTCCCAGACAACTACATCTACCCCAATCTAAACCACTGTGCAACGAAGACGGGTAGGCTATCTGCCACCAACCCTAACCTGCAGAATCAGACGGATGCAGGAGATGTTAAGCGTTCGTATGTGAGTAGGTATGGTAGTGCAGGGTCAATTCTAGAGCTAGACTATTCGCAGCTAGAGATGGTTGCACTAGCCTACCTAGCAGACGACAAGCAACTCATCGACGATATTAATAACGGCAGGGACATGCATCGTGAGTTGTACAAGGAGATGTACGGCATCTACCCTACTGACAAGGAGCGCAAGCCATTCAAGCGTTTTAGCTTCCTGTTGGTGTATGGTGGCGGTGCAGCTACCCTCATGGCACAGAGCGGTTGCGACAAGGCAACAGCTAAGAAGTTCATCAACACGTTCTACACACGCTACAAAGGAGTGAAGGAATACCATGAGCGCATCGTAAAAGAAGCTGAGAAGAATGCAGTGGTTAGCTACTCACCAGACAAGTCCGGCCCTGACTATTACTACTACCTCAATAGTCCTACAGGGCGGCACTACATGTTCAAGAAGTACCCTAACGAGTACAAGGGTGGACTAACCTTCAGCCCAACTGAGCTAAAGAACTGGCCCATTCAGGGATTCGCTACTGGTGACGTAGTGCCTATGATGGTAGGCATTCTCCTTAACAACCTTGAGAAGGAGGGGTTTACTGAGAATGCAAAACTAGTAATGACTGTGCATGACAGCGTGGTACTTGACGTACCTAACGATATGTTGTACACTGTTGCTTCTGTAGCAAAACGGACTTTAGAAAGTGCTCCAGCATACTTAAAGTCTATTTTCGACATTGACTTTCCTTGCAAGCTAGGTGTCGGTGTTGAAGCAGGAATTAATTGGCAAGACAAAGAGGAACTAACACTATGACGACTGACGAGCTTGAAGAAGTAACTGAAGCGTTTTGTTGTGGTGACGTTATCATGCTGAAAGGTGGGTATGAAAATCAGTTTGGATTAAACAGGTGCTTTGAGTTAAACGGAAAGCTGTATGAAGTAACAGCTACAAAAGTACTAGAGTACAATGGCGAAAAGTATGTGCCAATATGTGCTTACGAAGAGTTAGAAATTAAGGAGATTACACTATGACCTACATCGTTGAAAACATCACCCAGAAAGAAGTTAACACTAAGTTTGGCCCTAAGCCAGCATTCAGCATCACTGCTAATGGTGAGCGTTACAGCTACGGCTTCAAGAAACCAACCTTCAAGATTGGTGACACCATTGACTTCCAGTTTACTGAGAACACCTACGGCAAGAACGTCGATCTAACAAGCGTTCGACTGCTGTCTAAGGGGGAGGGTGCACCCGCTCCTTCTACGCCTCCTGTAGGGGCTTCTAAGCCTTCCTACGGGGCACCCGCTAAGGTGTTCCCCATCCCTCCGCTGCATGGTGATCGTGCCATTGTTCGGCAGAACTCCATTACCAATGCTGTAAAACTGGTCAGTGACACCCTAACTGACATGATGAGCCTTGACGAACGAGCAGAGAAAGCAATTCAAATTGCACGTATGTTTGAAGCTTACTCCTGCGGTGATCTAGACCTAGCTGCTGCTGAGAAAATGTCTGCTGATGAAAACAATTGATACACTAGTTACTGACGTTTACTCACTAATTTCAGGTGGCATTGCCCCTGCTACTAGTAACAACAACGTTAGTGTGAGCTATGACAAGTGGTTTAACCAACGTCCCTCTGAACGAGAGAAGAACATTCTTTACTTCAGCGAAGTTGGTGATCCTTGCCCACGACGACTCTGGTACAAGTACAACACTCCTGAGAGTGCTGAGAAGCATGACGGCAATACGCTGCTCAAGTTCTTCTATGGCGACATTCTGGAAGAGCTAGTACTCAACGTAGCAGAGGATGCTGGTCACAGCGTTACTAATAAGCAAGAGCGTGTTCTGTACGAAGTTGGTAATGGTTGGTATGTTCGTGGACGTATTGACGCAATCATTGATGGTGTTGTCGTAGACGTTAAAAGCACCACCAAGTTTGGCGAAGAGAAGTTCAAGAACAACCTACAGGATGATCCATTCGGCTACTACCAACAACTAAACGGATATGCTACTGCTCTTAAGTATGATACTGCTGGCTTTGTTACTATCCAGAAGGAACTAGGCCACATCAACTATTACCCTATTGAAGTAAACAAAGCACTGTTTAAGCTACAAGCTGACCATGCTGTAGAAGCTGTGTCTCTTGACAAGCCTGATACAATCAAGCGACTTGACCCTATTCCTGCTAGCAAAACTAGCAAGAACAAGAAGCTGTGTGCTGCATGCAGCTATTGCCCGTACAAGAAACAATGCTGGCCTGAGATGCGTACATTCCTGTATGCTAGCGGCCCAGAGTTTCTAGTAGAGGTTGTAGATGTTCCACGAGTAATGGAGATTACAAATGTTAGTTGATTTAAAATTTGCTGACGAAGCAGTTGCACAAGAACTGCGTGAGATGGTAAATATTCTGGAGAATGGTAGTCGCATTCCAATGTGGTTCACTGATGATCCAGAGAAAGACCAAGCTGCTGTTAATCACCTGATCCACTGCATAAAAGTTGTGTCAGATTTTTACAGCACTAACAATCAGCCTAAGTTTTTTGACTACAGCAGTGCAGACTAATGAAAGTTCTTAAAGAAGCGTTTATAATTGAGGATACTGGTGGCATGTATATGTGTGCACAAAACACGCAGACACCAAAACTATATGCTTCAAAAGCAAGTGCTCAATCTGCTGTTGACTACTACATTGGTAAAGATAGTTTGTGCAACGTGCACGTAGGGTATAAAATTAAACAAGTTTTTCTTGTACTAGGAGATGATGATGGCAATTAAACAATTTGAATTTTCTTACACTAGCTCAGACGAGGTTGATCAGTGCAGCTTTGACGACGTAGAGTTCCCTCACTACAAGCGTGTAGATCATCGTGTGCACTTCTCAGAAGACACTCGTTGGGTAAACGTTCTCAGTGAGTTCGCTCGGTTCCTAGATTCCACTGGTTATGTCGGAGTAGCTGATGCTGTTGATAAAATGATTGCTCAGAAAGACGCTCAACTGTATAACTTTTTAGTGAAAGAAGACGATGAAGATACTAGTAATCCCGGATTGTCAGATTAAAGAGGGCGTACCTACTGACCATCTTACTTGGGCAGGTAAAGCTATTGTTGATTATCGTCCTGATGTTGTGGTTAACATCGGTGATTTCGCTGATATGCCTAGCCTGTCTACTCACGATATTAAAGGAAGCAAATACTTTGAAGGACTGCGCTACAAGAAAGACGTAGAAGTAGCTAAAGAAGCAATGCAAAAGCTTCTCAGTCCTCTGCGTGAGTTCCAACAACGACAGAAGCGTAACAAGGAAAAGCTGTATAAGCCCCGCATGGTTATGCTGCTAGGCAACCACGAGAACCGCATTGACAGAGCAATTAACAACAACCCTACGTTAGAAGGGTTAATCTCTACAAAGGACTTAGGATATGAACGAGATTGGGAAGTACATGCATTCCTTCACCCTGTTTTTATCAATGGTGTTGGTTTCAACCATTATTGGCCTGTTGGAGCTATGGGCAGGCCCGCTGGTACTGCTGCCGCTATTATTAGTAAGCTCCATATGTCTTGCATTGCTGGCCATCAGCAAGGAAAGCAAGTAGCCTACGGCAAAAGGGCAGATGGTCAACCTATCTGCTCCATCATTGCAGGGAGCTACTATCTGCACGATGAAAGCTACATGGATCAGCTATCCAATAAACATTGGCGCGGTCTAGTAGTTCTCAATGAAGTTAACGATGGGCACTTTGATGAGATGTTCCTTTCAATTGAGTACCTAGAACGGCGATACAATGAACTACAACGATAAATTACGTCTGGTAAAAGAGTTTGTTGAAGAAAACTTTGACGATCCTGTGGAGCTAGTGATAGCTTTGCGATTGTCAGTTGAAGACATTATTACTTTACTACCAGATGTTCTAGTTGCTAACTATCACCACTTTTTTGAAGAAGATGACAACCTTGAAGAATACCAGACTAAAACTCAGCCGCTCGACTTTGGAACAGGAGAGGGTTGGGAAGAGTCGGAAGAAAGAGATTATTAATAGCGAGATGGAGCGTGATTGGGAAACGGAGCTAAAAGAATATGAGCTTAGTCAACTTAGTGTGGACGACACCGAACGGGGAATCTCTGATAGCTTACATGGCACGGGTTTCAAATCCTAGCGGTCAGAAGAAGGAAGATACCAACAATAAGCTTCTCAAATATCTGGTGCGTAACAAACACTGGAGTCCTTTTGAGATGGTTAACGTGTGTATGGAAATTACGACAACGCGAGACATTGCTAGGCAAATACTGCGTCATCGTAGCTTCAGCTTCCAAGAGTTTAGTCAGCGTTACGCAAAAGCCTCTGATTTTGAAATGAATGAGGTGCGTAAGCAAGACTTTGTTAATAGACAAAACAGCATTGATATTAATATCTCAGACGATGAAGACCGCCGCCTAGCCTATTGGTGGCAGGGTGTCCAAAGTAAACTTTTAAATGAAGTAGAATTTATTTATGAAAGTGCGTTAGATAAAGGTATTGCCAAGGAGGTTGCTCGTAAAATACTTCCTGAAGGAATGACTGTGTCTAAGATGTACATGAATGGTACGCTGCGTAGCTGGATTCATTACGTTGACCTACGTACTGATGCGGCAACTCAGAAAGAGCACCGACAAGTGGCTTTACAATGTAAAGATATTCTGGTACAATACTACCCTATGGACAAAGTAAAGCCTAGAGTTCAGTTTGTTGGTGAACCTACTTTTGATACAACAATGTTTCCCGGATACGAAGTGGCACATGTACGCACACTAAACCATTACGTATGGGGGCGAGACATGGTACGCACTAGTGAGGTTGTCAAGAAGTTTGCAGATGGCAGCTTTGAGACACTCAACACATTGTATGTACCTTACGAGGAGTAATTATGGCAGCATGGTTAATTGCACTAATTGGTGTGGTGTATTTAGTGGTAGCAATTAATCTGCTACTTACTAGTAAGATCGGTCTAGGCATTGCGTTCGTAGGTTATGCTTTAGGCAACGTAGGTTTGTACATGGAGGCGCTGAAGTGAAGACAATCATTCATGTTAACCAACATGTGATTAAGTCAAATCGAAAGAACAACAAAACCGACCCTGTGCTAACTGTAAAGACGTACAAAAGCAACATCTACGCACACACTGTTAAACTAACAGGCCCTGCTAAAATAGTGTACAGTCCTGACAAGCCGCTATCGTGCGGAGCGCATGTTTGGATTGAAACAGAATCGGAGGTAGTTTGTGATTAGCGAAGTAGACATTAACGACATGAAGGCATTGTATGACTTGGATCGTGGAACGCATTTCAAACTTGCAAATGATGTGGTACAAGTTCCTCCCGCTAGTTCAGAGTTTAAGTACACAGACGTTTATAAATTTCTTGGCATTGACG